ACAATCATCACCCATGGCCATCACCTCAACGTCATTTCCTTGCACGTGCAGTGCCCGAGCGTGCCTATTGTGGGAGTTTCCTCCACTTGTGAGAGGTCCACCAGAACTCCGGACTCCAGGCTCAGTCTGCGCACAGACTTCACCGCCAGAAGTCAACAGAGTCTTCATGGCCTCACACCACGTTGCCTTGAGAGGCAAATCGCCATCAGCCCATCCATTCAGACGCATCCGAAGACGGGCATCGGCCATCAGCTCCCATCCCGCAACACCAAAGTCAAATGCGGGGACGTCGGTCCCACAAGCATGTGGCATGTCTTCCAGCCGTCGCTGAATGACTTCCAAACCATGGTCGTGTAGACCCATCCCAGGCATAGACTGTAGCTCCTCCCAGTCTGCGATCTCAGCCTTTGTCTGCATAGCATTCAAGGCTCGGACCACCAGCTGGTCAATGAGGGAGACCGACATAATCAGCCTCATGCGGCCAGTCGTCATTTTACTGAGACTGTGCAACTCATCCTTTACGAAAATTCGCGTCAGATCTGTGAAGTTTCCTTCCAACAGCTCCAGCGCGCTCAATCGCATCAGATCACAAAGCGGCATCTCCTCCAGACACCGGATGCGGGTCATAACCACATCAGCCAATAGCTCTCGCCCGAAGGCTTCGATCACAGTGGCATTTGTGGGATACGTCCACATCAAGGGCACTCCAGGACTCGACCGCATATTCATGCTGTCGATGGACTCCAACACTCGCTGATGCATAGTGCTGGGCCCACCCGTGCTCACCTTTGGGTAGTGAAGGAACATTTGATCCTCCACGCGCTGCAACTCAGCTTGTGAAGGCTGAGGAGCGAAATTCCCTCTGGTGGCTTGGAGCCTCAAGCTACCCATCTCGTGTATGGCACCCCTGACTGGGGGATACCAATTCTCCAATTCCTCAATCATGGTTTTACCCATGACAAGGGCCTCGGCCTTCTTCACTTTGGGCGGGAATGCGACCATTCTCGTCATCCCAACCTTAGTGAAGACACCTAGGTCTTCTTCTTGCCCTTCCTGGCAGAGCCTGATGGTCCCGGTGCCGTTCGCCCAGTGGGCGAGGGCAACGGCTGGTGCCCAGATTCTCCATTGCTGGAGTCTGGGACTG